ACGGCATCAAAAAGGCCGTAAATGTCACCTTAGGTGCTGCATATGCCGGAGGAGTTGCAATCGTGACTAACGATGATGGTCTTAATTACCTTGATACCTTAGTAGATAAGCAGGGAAGATACTTGCTTAGTCCTGATGTTCAGAACCCAATGCAGATGGTTCTTGCAGTAGGAGCAAGAAAGATACCTGTAAAGGTTGTACCAAATGTGATTTTGGCCACAAAGACCAATAAGATTCCGTTTGTTATCGGCGACTTAAAGGAAGCAGTAAAGATTTTTGACAGAGCGAAGCTTAATATCATGACTTCCAATGTTGCAGCAGTTGGCCAGCTCAATGCATTTGAGCAGGATTTGACACTCTTCAGAGGTATTGAAAGATTCGACTGCAAAATCAAGGATTCCGACGCTTTCGTAAACGGAACTATCACTGTAACCCCTTAGTAGAATTTAAGCCCTTGCGCCTGCAGGGGCTTTTTTAGGAGGTATTAGCCTATGACACTTGAGCAAGTCAAAGACTACTTAAGAGTAGACGGAGATGATGACGATAATATCATAAGAACTATGATGGAAGCAGCGAAAGAGTATATCGTGTCCGCTGTAGGCGAATACGATGAAACGGATAAGACGGCAAATCTTCTTTTTTGTGCGATAGTGCAAAATATATATGACAATAGAGAGCTTATGCAGTCGGATATACAGCAAAGAAAAGCGATAGAATACACTTTCAGGAGTATAATCTTGCAACTGCAAATAAAAAAAGCACTTAAGGGGGACACATGAAAGGTATAAACCCCGGAAGGCTTAATAAAAAGGTCAACATACTTAGATACATAGAGACAGAGGACGAACTTGCCAATATCGTGAGTACTTTATCAGTGCATAAAAAAGTTTGGGCAGAGATAAGACCACTAAGAGGAAACGAACAATTAGAACACTATAAGACAACAAGCAAGCTTGTATACAAAATTACAATCAGGAATACAGATATTACTGAAAAAGATGTGATTGAGTATCAGGGCAGGCAGTTTCTTATAAATTACATTGTCAACCCATTAGAGGCAAATTATTATCTTGAACTTATGTGTACAGAAAACAAAGACCACGAGGAAAGGAGGGAGTAATGGAGTCAGTACATTTTATCGGACTTGAAAGCTTGCTTGAAGATATGCAAAGCATGGCAACACAGTCGCCTGATGAGTTAAATGATGCGGTCATTAAGACGGCGAAAGCGTGGACGAAGGACTGCAATGCAAAGATGCCGTCAAGCTATAAAAGCGGTGCAAAGGGCTTGAAAAGATGGAAAACAACGAAGAATTACAGCCCTTCAGGAATGATTGCAAGCGTTGCGGTCACGAATAAGGCACCACACTTCCACCTTGTCGAAAATGGCCACAGAAAATTTATAAACGGGGTGGATACGGGTGGTTTTGTTGAGGGCAAACACTATGCAGAAAAAACAAGAGAAGAGTATGAAAGCAAATACCCAGATATGATGCAATCGGCTATTAATAAGGCCTTGGCAGATCGGGGGCTTTCATGATTATTTATGCTGACATCATAAAAGAAGTAAATTTGATTTTGAAAAGAGAATATCCAAACATCAAAAGATACGGGAACGACACTGTAGATAATGCGGTACCACCGTATTTTTTTGTTGAGGTCGTGCCATTCGGTATAAATAGAGAGAGTCGAAATATGATGCACAAATCGTGTTCAGTGAAAATTACTTTTGTGCAAAAAGTGACTAAACAGACGGAAGCACTTGAGGTTATCGAAAACATATTCGATAGCTTAGGTATGGTCTTGATAATCAAGGACAGGCGACTACTGGTCACAGAGTACACACACGACTATATCGAAGACCATGGCAATATTCCGCAAATATCTTTTAAATTGGATTGGTACGAAAGTACAGAGTATCACGATGGCGAACTTATAGAAGATATTCATTTGAACATGGAAAAGAAAGGAAGTAGATAAATGGCAAAATTAACATCACCAAGTATCACAATCGCTTTTACCGAACAGGGTGCAAGTGTGGTGACAAGGGGCGAGCGTGGAATTGTCGCCCTTGTCTTAAAGGGTACAAGACAGCAGGCTTTTAAGGTTATGAGTATTAGTGACATTCCAACCGGAGTTTTAAGCGCTGAAAATGAGCAATTTGTTAAGGATGCTTTAATTGGATATAGTCACGCACCTAAGTATGTAGTTGTTTATGTTATGCCTACTGCTGAAGATATGACAAAGGCATACAAGGATATGATGCAGTACTTTGAGAATGAAAAATTTACATATATGGCAATCCCGTCAGTAAAAACTGATAATAAGGTTCAGGATATCGTCACATGGGCAAAGAAGCAAAGAGATGAGCATAATCTTGTAAAAGTGGTACTGCCAGAGATAACGGCAGATAGCGAAGGCGTAATAAATTGGTGTTCTACTTTGTATAGAACAAAGGAGCAGGCGATAACACCCGAACAGGGATGTGCAAGAATTGCAGGTCTTTTGGCAGGTACAGGCCTGACTGTATCGGGTACATATGCACCTTTGCAAGATTTTGTGGATGTAAACAGACTTGCAAAGACCGAGCAGGATACAGCGGTAGGCGACGGCAAGCTTATAGCCATTTGGGATGGTGAAAAGGTCAAGCTTAACAGGGCGGTAACATCACTCACCACAACAACAGCCGACAAGGGCGACAGCTTTAAGAAGATTAAACTTGTTGAGACTATGGACATGATGGAGGACGACATCAGAAAGACTATAGAAGATAACTACATTGGTAAGTTTGGTAACACTTATGACAATAAATGTCTGCTTATCACTGCCGTAAACGCTTACTTTATGAGTCTTGTAAATGATGGGCTTATCTCAGTTGGACAATGTCAAATTGATGTAGACACTCAAAAGCAGTGGCTAAGGGGGGAAGGCAAAAAGGTGGTATTTGATGACGGAAGCGAAAAGGGCATTGATGACTGCACAGATGAAGAAATTAAAAGGACAAATACAGGTTCGCAGGTCTTTTTAAAGGCGATTGTATCCTTAGTTGATGCGATTGAAGATGTATCTTTAAAGATTTCAGTGTAAGGAGGTATATATGAATAAATTTGTGTCTAATCAGGTCATAAATGGAACTTGGGGAGAATTGTGGGTTGATGACGAATACATCGGCGAAGTTATGTCTTGCAAAGGCGAGGTGAGTATATCTTATTCAGATATTTCGATGGTCAGAAGTCTTACGGCGGGTAAGAAAATGACTAAGCTTGAGGGCAAAGGGAGCGTAAAACTTCACCATGTAAGATCTAACATTTCAAGGGCAATATCTGATAAAGTAAAAAAGGGGAAAACGCCTGACTTTAAAATTATCGCAAAGCTTGCAGATCCAGATGCGCTAGGAGTTGAAAGAGTAGTCTTTTATCACTGCAAATTTGATAAAGCGATCCTGATGGACTGGGAAGTACAGAAAAACACAGAGGAATCTTATAGTTTCACTTTCGAAGATTGGGATTTTCTTGACGATATAAGAGCATAGGAGGAGCAAATCATGGCATCTTTAATGGAAAGACTTATGAAGCTTGATAGAGATAAGCTTCTTGAAGTACCTATAGAAAAAGTAAAAGCTTGTCACTTATCAAAAATAGCAGGCGAAGAGGTAGAAATTACGGTAAAAGCGTTATCGGGTAGTCGATATACTGAGATTATGTCAAGCGCGACAAATAAATCTGGCAGAGTAGATATGAGTCGCGTGTATGACACTCACGCTATGGTAGTAGTAGCAGGTTGCATTGAACCAAACTTAAAGGACAAGGAGTTAAAGGAGCATTACAAGGCGGAAACCCCGAACGATCTTGCAAAAATGCTCTTTCCGGGCGGTGAACTTGTAAAGATTTCGGAAAAAATCGGAGAGTTGTCGGGATTTGGCAAGAAAGACGATAAAGATAAAGATAAAGATGATGCTGATGACGGCATCGAATACGACGACATAAAAAACTCATAGAGACTGATGCGGATTTTCAGGCGATGTATTACTTATTTGTAAATCACGACTGGAGCCCGTCAGTCTTTTTTGATGCACCCTTTTCTGACAAGGTGCTTATAAAGCACTTTATCAAAAGAGAGGTAGAAGAAGCAAAGAAAAGGAGCGAGCGCGATGGCTAGGCAGGTAGATGTAGAATTTCGGTTTTTGGACAACTTTACAAGTAGCTTTAACAGCACTATCGCCACGCTCACAAGTGGCACAGCCGCCGCATCAAGAGCGTGGAAGGGAGTCGAAAAGGCAGGGCAGAGCATAAGCAATCTAGGCGGTAAAATTACCACAGGCGTAACGCTTCCACTTGCCGCCGTTGGCGCAACGAGTTTTAAAAGTTTTGGCGAAGTCGATAAGACATTAAGGCTTGTAAGCGAAACAATGGGCAGTACTGCTGACGAGGCAAAAGTACTTGAAAGCGCAATAAAAACTGCTGCGGCTAATTCAACTTTTGGTATGCAAGATGCGGCAGATGCGTCTTTAAACTTTGCAAGACAAGGATTTAATGCGTCGCAAGCGGCGGATATGATTTCGCCCGCCATGAATCTTGCGGCAGGTACGGCATCAGATCTGTCAATGGTAACAGGTGGTCTTGGTAATACTTTGAAGGCATTTGGAGCAGATGCAAGCGAAGCAAGTCACTATACTGATATGATGGCAAAAGCACAGGCACAGGCGAATACTGATGTGCAAGGCTTATTTGATGCGATGAGCATAGCTGGTTCAACAGCAAACACAGTTGGTTGGAGCTTTTCAGATTTAGCGGTGTTGACTGGCGTGTTCGGCGACCATAGCATTGGGGCTTCCGAGGGGGCGACAGCATTGAATACTGGGCTTATGAGGTTGGCAAGCCCCGCAAAGGAAGCTTCAGTCTGGCTTGACGAACTAGGTATAAATGTCTTTGATGCAAACGGTAGTTTAAAGTCTATGCCAGAAACAATATCAGAATTGCAAAAAGGTTTTGCGGGATTGAGTGACCAACAACAATTGGCTGCTGCAAGTGCTATATTTGGCAAGAATCAAGCAGCGAAATGGGTAACTTTGATTAACGGTCCAGGTATCGAGGCTTTACAAGGCTACAAAGACAGCATCGAGGGAGCGACGGGGGCTTCGAAAAATATGGCTGATGCACTAATGAGCGGTCCAGGTGGCGCTGTGGAAAAATTAAAATCATCTTTTGATGTCTTTAAATATAGCCTAGGTGAAGCCTTATCGGGTGCGGTCGTTCCTTTTATCGACAAAATTACAGAGTTGCTAGATAGGTTTAATAAAATGGAGCCAGCACAGCGCAAGCAAATTGTTAGATGGGCGACGATGGCGGCAGCAGTCGGACCTGCTTTACTGATTTTTGGCAATGTAGTGACTATGGTTGGCAAAGTTGGTGGAGCGTTTACCAGTCTAGGAAGGTTTGCAAGTATTGCAACAAGAGGTTTTTCAGGGCTTTCGGCAGGTGGCGGAGTACTTAGGACCGCAATAGCGGCAATTGCATCACCTGCGGGCATCGTCATGGCAGTATTAGCGGCAATTGCTATCGTGGTTCTTGCAGTGGCAACAAACTTCAAAGCTTTTAAATCAGCTATGAATTCAGCATCGCCAACCTTTAAAAAACTACAAGAAAATTTCAACAACTTAAAAGCAAAAATCGAACCCCTCATCCCCGTGATTCAACAAGTAATCGCTGTAGTTGGAAAGGGTATCGCCTCAGCTGCTGGCGTGGCGGTGGCGGCACTTGCAAGGATTTTAAGCGGCGCAATGACTTATATTAGTGGTGTTATAGATGTACTTTCGGGGATAATTAAGTTTGTCACGGGAGTTTTTACGGGTGACTGGCAAAAAGCTTGGGATGGTATTACTCAAATCTTCAGGGGCTGGGCGAGTATGGTAAAGGGCATTATTGACGGAGTTGTTGGCGGTATTACAGAGGCTCTCTCGGCAATAATTAATTTCGTAGGTGGCGTTTTTGCGTCTGGTTGGAAAAACGCTTGGGACGGTGTTACTCAAACTTTTAGGGGTTGGGCAAGTGTGGTAAAAGGTATTATCGATAGCATAAAAGGTGCTATTGACGGACTCGTTGAGAGAGTCAAAGCTGTAGGTAACTTCATTTCAGGTGGCGAGAGTAAAATGCCAAAGGTAACAACAATACCTGCAAAAGCCACAGGCGATCTTAACTGGATGGGCGGACTTGTTCAAGTAAGCGAAAAAGGTGGCGAGATTATCGACTTGCCACATGGTACAAGAATTTATCCGCACGATGAGAGTGTCAGAATGGCAAAGGATACAGGCGGCACAGTTTTAAATATTCCGAAACTTGCTGACCAAATTATTGTAAGAGAAGATGCAGACATTGAAAAAATCGGCGATGCTATAGCAAAGAAGATTATGGCATCTAAGAGCAACAGAGGAGGTATGAGTTTTAGTGCAAATATGGCTTAAGGGTGGCGCACCGATGCGCTTCCCCGTACTTCCTGGTGAGTACAAAGTGCAAGGAAGTCGGGGAATTGAAACAGTAAATATTAATGCAGTCGGCGAAACCGACTTAGGCGGAATGAGGGGGCTGAGAACGGTCTCCTTTTCTTCCTTTTTTCCAAAAAGATACAATCCCTCATATTGTGAATTTAGAGGCATTAAAAATCCGCAGAGATATGTCAAGCAGATAGAACAAATGATGAACGGCGGTATTGTGAAGCTTATCATAACCGGAACTGCTATAAACTTCCCCTGCAGAATATCTTCATTCGAATGGGGAGAAGATGACGGAACGGGCGATATAAGGTTTTCGATAACTCTAAAAGAGCACAGAAAAATTGCAACATCTCAGTCAAGTGTGGTTGCAGAGAGTCAAGTGACCACACAGACAACAAGCGAAGATACAAGCGCAAAGGATACGGCAAAAAGAGAAGATACAAGAGAAAAGCCAAAAACCTACACAGTCAAGCGTGGCGATTGTCTTAGTTCTATAGCAAGAAAGTTGACAGGTTCGTCAGATTGGCATGCACTATATGAGCAAAATAAGGGCATTATCGGAAGCAACCCGAACTTGATAAAAGACGGCACCGTCCTAACAATTCCGTGAGGTGACAAATGAAGATAAACCTTATAAAAGATACAGGAGTTATTTATGACATATCGGGAGCGTGTGCAAGAATAATTTGGAAAGGTTCCGCAAGTGAAGCATCAAGAAGCGTTGATTTTGACTATATCAATGCGCCTTACGACAAAACCGTAAATTTGCCAAGCATCGCAACAGGCGACTACATATCGCTTGAGGATAGCAAAGAAGGCGAAATCTTTTTCGGGCAGATTTTCGGAGTAGAGAAGTCAAGCCAAACAGGTACTATCACTTTTACGGCTTATGACATGATGAAGCACTTGCTTGAGTCGACAGGGCAGTATAACTTTAAAAATTTGACGGCTGAGGCGATAGCTTCTCAGGTGTGCGCGGATATACAAGTGCCTATTAGGCATCTACATCCGACTGGAGTCAATATCGCAAGCATGATATGTGACAAAATGAAGATGTACGACATAGTGATGGCTGCATACACAAAGGCTCATAAAATTACGGGTGATAAGTATTTCGCTATGATATATAAGCGTGGACTTGGTGTATACAAAACAGAATGGGCTGTAAAAGGCTTTACGCTTTCGGAAAATTCAAATATTTTTGCGAGTAGTATCACTGAGAGTATGGATGATATAAAAAACAAAATCTTGATTTTTGACGATAAGGGCAAGCAGATAGGCGAAGTAAAAGATGATGGAAGCATAAAGAAGTTTGGTGTCTTTCAGGAGATTTACAGCAAAGAAGAGGGGGTTGATGCCACAACAGGAGCGAAAAACCTTTTGAAAGTTAAGCCGACTCAGGCAATAAAAATATCGGCTATAGGCGATATAAATTGCTTATCTTGCTACTTTGTGGAGATCAAGGATGCGGCCACGGGCTTATCGGGCAAGTACTGGATATCTTCAGATGCTCACACATTTGAAAACGGTACATACAAGATGGAGCTTGAACTTAGGTTCGACAGCTTGATGGATACTAAGAATGCAAAGGATGAGGCTGAAGAGAAGAGAAAAGAAGAGCTCAAGAAAGAGAAGAGAGAAGAAAAGAAGAAAGAGAAGAAGGCTTTAAAAGCTCAGACTAAGAGCGGTACACAGTCGAAAGAAAAGGAAGCTACAAAAGAAAAGAATAAAAAGAAGGGCAAGGGCATGAAGAGAGGCGAAAAGAAGAGGCAAGAAAAGGTTGCAGCTATAAGAAAAGCTGTAGCGGAGTCAAGAGCAAGAAACGGAGGTGGATGATATGAGTTGGACTGATGCTTTTTTAGAAAGAGATGATGGCGACACTTCGGCAGGCATACAGCTTGCAGAGATGATAAGCGAAAACTCTTGTAAAATCGGTGACCTTATACTTACATCTGAAGATCTTCTTTTTGATGAGTCTTTGACAGTAAAGCTTGCAAGCACTGTGGCAGGCCAGTGCCCCGAAGGTGGTGCTTTGGTAGATAAAAGCACATATATAAGTCCACTTAAGGCGGGCGACAAAGTGGCGGTGATGAAGGTAAAGGGAAGCGACCCGACCGACTACACATCAAGTCTTTATATCGTGCTTGGAAAGATGGTGAAACTATGAGTATCTTACCTTCTTTTTTAGAAGAGCTTAGCAATGTAGATATAGCGGAAAGCGAAGAAACTAAGGTCATAGAAGTACCGCGTGAGTATGGCATAGACTTCGCTACAGGACAGCTTACAGGCAAGATTGTAGAAGGCCTTGAGGCTATAAAAGTATGGGTGTGGTTATGTCTACATACTGAAAGATTTAGACACGCTATATACTCTGCAGATTATGGCACAAGCCTAGAGCAATATATCGGACATATGCTCAGTGAAGAGTATATAAATACCGATTGTGAAAGCGAAGTGACGGACGCGCTTCTCATGAATGAATATATCGAAAGTATAGAAGATTTTGAAGCTGTCAGAAATTCCGACAGCTTGAATATATCTTTTAGAGTAGTGACAAAATTCGGAAGTTTGGAGGTGGATGAGAGTGTACGAAGATAAGACTTATAAAAGTATCTTAGCAGATACTAAAGATGATATAGGCGATGAAGTCATAAAGGTAGAAGGTAGTCTTGTGCACAATGCCTTGTCCGCCTTGGCGTATGAGATTGAAAAGTTGTATATACAACTTGACTATATCATAGAGCAAAGTCATGCAGGCACAGCAGACCTTGAGCATCTTGAGATGATTGCGCTTGATAGAGCGATAGTCAGAAAAGAAGCGACTAATGCATATGTAAAAGCGGAGTTCAATGTGGCGGTGCCAATCGGCAGCAGGTACAGTCTGAAAGGATACAACTACAAGGCTGTAGAAGTTATAAATGATAGCTTGCATCAATATAAAATGATAGTAGAAGAGACAGGATTGGGCCCGAACGACTTACGAGGCGATCTTATTCCGATTGATTTTACCGAAGGGCTTGAGAGTGCGAAGGTGACGGAGTTGCTTGTCGCAGGTGATGATGATGAAAGTAAAGAGTCTTTGTATAAAAGATATATTGAAAGCTTCACATCTCAAAGCTTTGCAGGCAATATCGCAGCGTATAAGGAGAAGTTCGCAAGCATACAAGGAGTTGGAGGCTCAAAGATATACCCAACTTGGCAAGGAGCAGGCACAGTCAAGGCTGTACTTATATCTTCAGAAAATACTGCAGTTAGTAGTTATCTGATAGAGCAGATAAAAAAAGGAGCCGTGCCCGATAAGGGAGCAGGTTATGGATGGGTACCGATTGGCCACAATCTGACTATAGAGTCAGTAAAAGAGGTTATCGTTGCGGTAAGTACTCAAATTACATACGCATCGGGCTATTCAAGTGCAAATTTGGCCGAAAATATCGAGGCAAAGATACAAGGCTATCTGAAAGGTATAGCAGAAGCATGGAAAGAAGGCGACGAGCATACTGAGGCAATCGTATACATCTCAAGACTTGAGTCGGCCATATTAGATGTGCAGGGCGTACTTGATGTAAACAACACTTCTTTAAATGGAAACAGCAGTAATTTAACTTTGCAGAGTGATGAAATTCCAAA